GATGGTGGAGCCCAAGGTTTTCTCGCAGCTTTTTTCTCACGAGTTTGGGCTTCGCGTGGTTCGCGACTTTCGTCGACATTATTGTTTTTTTGCATCGTTGTCTCCACGTTATTCAACATATTTCGCGTATTCATCCAAAGGCACACCCAATTTCTTAGCTATTGCTACCTGTGAAGGTGTGAGTCTCACGGTTTTGCGTCCAGCCTTAGCGCTGCGCTTTGCAGGGGCTACTGCTTGGACGAGTCGGTTTGTCTGATTTGCTGCCG